GCAAAATGAAAAAAACAGATATTCCTACGATTGTTAAAATTGCTGGCGTCACTCTTGTCGCTGATGGAAATGCTTTGTTTTCGATACCTGTCGCAATGATTGCTCTTGGAACTTTTCTTGTATGGATTACGGAGAAAAATAGCTGATGAGTCTTTCCAAAAGATTTAGAGTTCTGAACGAAAAAAGAGCAGACAATCAATTTGTCGAGCCACTGATTCCAGGTCGCCCTGCTTACAGTATGCCATCAGGTGTTGAAGTAACTGCTGACTCATCGATTCGCATGTCCACTGTTTATGCTTGCGTTCGACTTCTAGGTGACACGATTTCATCCTTACCTTTGGGCGCTTATGTCCGGCGCGGTCGCAACCGTATTTCTTACGCTGCTGTTTATGGCAACCAACCAGAGTGGGTCAACAAACCAAACCCTGAAGCCACACGCCTTGAATTTTTTGAACAATTACTTTCATCTTTGAACCTTCATGGCAACGCCTTCATTTTAACTGTTCGCGATGACTCAGGCGATGTGATTGAACTTTATTGTGTCCATCCAGACGATGTGAAAATTGAGCGTCTAGGAGTAGGTGAGCCACTCATCTATAAAATGCGCGATCGCTTTGGAAACTTCAGTCAGATTCTTACAAAGCGCGAAATGGTTCACATTCCGATGTTTCGTTTGCCAGGTTCTCACTATGGCCTTGGACCTATCAGCGCCGCCCGTCTCACGGTTGGAGCTGCTATTGCAGCCGACACTTATGCAGCAGCCTACTTCGGCAACGCTGCCAATCCTGGCGGTGTGATCGAAGTTCCTGGTGAGTTAAGTGATGAACAAGCTGATGACATTTATCGTCAATGGAACATGAATCATGCAGGTCCTTATCGAGCAGGAAAGATTGGCGTTTTATCAGGGGGTGGACAATTCAAACCACTGCAACTCAACGCAGCCGACAGCCAACTTCTTGAAAGTCGTCGCTTCAATGTGGAAGATATTGCTCGCCTGTTTCGAGTTCCCGTTTCACTTCTTGGTCATCCTGTGGCTGGTGCGATGTCGTTTGCATCTGTTGAAGCTCAAAACTTGTCTTTCGTACAACACTCACTTCGCCCACTATTAGAGCGAATCGAACAAGCTCTTTCACCATTACTTCCTGAACCAGATGGCTTCATCAAATTTAATCTTGACGCCCTGCTTCGTGGAACTACTTTGGAACGCTATGAAGCCTACACAAAAGGATTGCGTGAAGGTTTCCTTTCACTCAATGATGTTCGCGCTGTGGAAGATTTGTCACCGTTGGGTGAAGCTGGCGATCAGCATCGTGTTCCTTTGCAAAATATCGATGCAGCCGATGCGCCTGAAGTTGGCATGAAACTTCGCTCTGAAATTATTGCCAAACTTGTTCAAGTTGGATTTGATCCAGAAGCAGTCTTGCAAGCTCTTGACATGCCAAACATCAAACACACCGGCGTTCCATCAACTCAGTTGCAACAAGTTTCAACCATTGATCCAGAATCACCTGGATCAGTTTATGAGGTTGAGTAATGCCCTATTTGATCAGCGACGGTCAATCCGATTGTGAAGGTTGGGCAACAGTCAAAGAAGAATCAGATGGTTCTTACACAACGATTGGCTGTCATACAACCAAGCAAGACGCGATTGATCAAATGGTCGCTGTTTCAATTTCTGAAGGAATCGAACCAGCAGGCGAAGTTTCCACTCGCGCTGTTGATCTATCAGTTCCAGAATTCATCCGTGAAAATGCCAGTCGCGGTTTGAAGTATTACGAAGAAGGACTTGGGGGAGATGGCCTCGTTGATGCAACAGTCAGAGCTGCTCGCGAAATGGCAGCAGGTCGCATCACCGAAAACAAAGTTCGCAAGATGGCGCCCTGGTTCGCTCGACACAAAGTTGATGGACAGGCACCAAAAAACAGCGATCCCTCTCATCCAGAATATCCAGGCGCAGGTTTAGTCGCGTGGCTTCTTTGGGGCGGAGATTCCACTTTCAGCGATAGAGCGCAGAATTGGGCGCAACGCAAAATTGATGCGTTTGACGCAGAAGCAGATTCAAGGAGCAAAATGAAAAAGATTGAACGCCGCACCTACACCGTGCGGGATGTTGAAGCCCGTTCAGAAGATGGGCAAATGCGCCTGTCTGGTTATGCTGCTGTTTTTAATGAAGCGAGCGTGCCACTTCCCTTCCGTGAGCAAATTGCACCTGGTGCATTTAGAAAAACTTTGCAAGAAACACCCGATGTCAGATTGCTCATCAATCACGAAGGGTTGCCTTTAGCTCGAACAAAGAATGGCACCTTAACTCTGGTTGAAGATGAAATCGGACTTCGCTTTGATGCAGACTTACCAGACACCACAGAAGCTCGCGATCTTTACACCCTTATTCAACGCGGCGATGTTGATCAGATGAGCTTTGCTTTTCGAGTTATCCGTCAAAAGTGGAGTCAAGATCGAGATGAAAGAACATTGACTGAAGTTTCCTTGGCTGATGGTGATGTCAGTGTTGTCACCTATCCTGCCTACCCTGCAACAACTGTTGAAGCGCGTGAAGCACTTATCAAAGCAGTTCAAGCAGTCAAAGAAGGTCGAGAAATTTCAGGTGAATCACTTGTTGTCCTTCAAAACATCTTCAGCGATCTTGCAGAAGGTCACGAATATGTGATGCGAGCTGTTGAACTTATGGGAAGCCTGCTCAGTGTTGATGAAGCAGGGTATCACGACGAAGATGATGAAGAAGATTCTGTTCGTGCTGTCGATACTGTTGGAAGTTTTGTTTCTTGGAATTCTTCTGGCGGTCGAGCGCGTGGGAAAATTGAGCGAGTTGTTCGTGAAGGTTCTGTTGATGTTCCAAACACCGACTTCACAATCAATGCCGAAGAAGGCGATCCTGCTGTTTTGATTCGTGTTTATCGAGAAGTTCGTGATGGGTGGGAGCCAACTGACACTGTTGTTGGTCACAAATCATCAACACTCACACTCATCGATCCACTTCCAGAACCAAGTCCTGAAGAAGCAGCACGCAAGATTTCTTTGCGTTTAGCAAAGGCAATCATAAACCAAGCAAAATAATTTTCTGTTGGCAAGATGTCAACAGACAAGTCGGAGTGTAACCGCGCACCCTTTCGCGCCGCGCAGGAAGCACCACCACCTGAAAATCAACTCAATTCACAAGGAGTTCCAAAAAATGTCTTATCTAGACAAAGTAATTGAGCGCCGTGATGCAGTCAAGTCAGAGATGGATGCAGTTCTTGAGGCAGTAGCCGAAGAAAACCGCACCGATCTGACCGAAGAAGAAACCACAAAGGTTGATGGTCTTGTTGCAGAATCACGCTCTCTTGATGAAAAAATTGAAAAACTAACAGCACAAGCTCAGGCAGATGCAAAAGCTGCTGAAGCCCGTTCTGCTGTTGTAGAAGTTGCGATGCCAAAGGCATCAATCACAACTGTTCGTTCAGAGCGTACTTATCGCCCTGACTCTGGTTCTTCATTTGTTCGCGATGCGTTCAATGCACAGGTCAAAAATGACTTCGTTGCACAAGAGCGTCTTGCGCGTCACATGAAAGAAGAAGAAATCGAGCGACGCGATGTTGACACATCAAACTTCGCTGGACTTGTTATTCCACAGTATCTTGTGGATTTAGCAGCACCTCTTGCCCGTGCAGGTCGCCCAACGGCTGACTTTGCAACAAACAAGATGAACTTGCCACCTGCTGGAATGTCTCTAGAAATCAGCAGAATGACCACAGGCACATCAACTGCAATTCAAGAAACACAGAACACTGCTGTTTCTGAAACTGACGCCGATGACACCCTGCTTTCCATTCCCGTGAGGACAATTGCGGGCCAGCAAGATCTATCGCGACAGGCGATCGAAAGAGGAACAGGAATTGACACATTCGTCATTGCTGACCTTATTCGTTCATGGCACACCACACTCGATGCACAGGTTCTTAATGGAACAGGCAGCAACGGTCAGTTCACAGGAATCCGCAACGCAGGTGGAAACGCAATCACATTCACCTCTGGTTCTCCAACAGTTGCGTTGCTTTATCCAAAGCTTGCAGATGCGTTGCAGCAAATTCAGTCAAATGTGTTCACCACACCGACACACTGGATTTTACACCCACGACGACTCGCATTTTTGCTCGCTGGCGTAGATTCATCCAACCGCCCACTTGTTGTTCCAACAGCAGGCGGTCCAACAAATGCAGTTTCAAGTGGCGCAGGTGTTGCACAGTACGCAAACAGCGGTTATCAGTTGCTTGGACTTCCAATCATCACTGATGCCAATGTTGGCACAACTTACGGCGGAGCAACCGATGAAGATGAAATCTATCTTGTTGATTCACGCGAAATGCACCTATGGGAGCAACCAGGATCACCGTTCTCGCTTCGTTACGATGCGACAGCGCCTGGCAGCTTAACAATCAAGACTGTTGTTTATGGCTTCAGCGCGTTCACTGCTCAGAGATATGCAGCAGCCGCTTCAATCATTAGCGGAACTGGCTTAACTGCACCAACCTTCTAGTCTTTAGAAGGCACACAACTTGTGTGACCGATGATGGCATCCCCCGACATCATCGGTCACACGCTTAAAGATTCGGGGGAATCTATGAAAACAGGACACAAAGTTTCATTCGGAATCTGTGATCCAGGCATGGTCAATGGTGAGTTCGCTTATCAGATGATTCAACTGGCACGACTTCGATCAGATAAAATTGGCTCCTTTATTCGAGTTAAAGGTTCAGGACTGTTGAGCAAGTTGCGCAATCAAGTTGTGAAAC